TTACCACCAAATGCTTATGAGTATCTTGGAAAGTTATACTATGGCAAGGATAAGTTATCAGACGAAGAAATCAAAGCGTCAAAGAACCTAACATTTCAGTGTATGTATGGTAATATTCCCACAGAATTATTAGAAATACCATATTTTAAGAAAATGAGTGATTATATTGCTCATAGATGGAAGTTCTTTAATGAAAATGGTTATGTAGAAACTCCGATTTATAAAAGAAGAATCACTACAAACCATATAAATGAACCAAATCCTAACAAATTATTCAATTATATCTTACAAGCTAGTGAAACTGAATTTGGAATGCAATCATTGGTAAGAGTTAATGAATATTTAAACGGTAAACAAACTAAGGCTATTTTATATACTTATGATAGTGTTTTGTTTGATTGTCACAAGAATGATAAAAAAGAGACTTTGGTAGAATTGAAAAGATTGATGTCAAACAATCAATTTCCTGTAAAGTGTTACATTGGTAAGAATTATGATAGTATGACGGTTGTGGATATTTAAAAACAATTTGATTTTCGTGTATATATCAATATTTATATATAAGAATGAATATAGACGACGATGTAAAATTAAAAGACTTACAAGTTAAGTTACAACAGGTTGAGACTGTTATGCCATTGCCATTCAGTCAACAATTGAGAGAAAGTTTTCCTTTATATAAGATATTCGGCGAAAATGGCGATTATTATCCAAAAGAAAAAGACACAATCAAAAAGTGGTTAAAATTATCTGAAGAAATAGAGAAGATATTAAAGAGCATACAACAATTAGACAATCCCGCAATAATTACTGCGGTTGGAAAAAATAGATTATATCAAAATTATGCTGATATAAAGGCTAGAATTGAATTGGCATCTGGTACTAGTGTAACATTAGCAAATGTAACATCTGCAAAACCAACCGGATTTATTCATCAAGACATCAAAAAGTTCTATGAATTCTTCAATAATAGTGGGTATGCCAGTAAAGATAAGAAAAAAGAAAACACTGCTGATGCGGTATTGTTGTACAATTGTAGTATATCAGAAATTCAAATTGCTTTAAAAGATAAAAAAGTAAGTGGTACCGATGAAAGTTTATGTGAGATTACTGGTACTGGAAAGAAATTCGCAATGGTTTCTTTGAAAGCTGGTGGTGATAGTTATCGTATTGGTAGAATGAAAGGTGCTTTTGATATTTTACCGGACAAATTAAGTTTTTCAGGTACACCCGCAGAAAGAGAAAAATACTATCAATGGTTACAATCACAACAACCAGATGGAAAACCAATTGAAAAAGATCCACGCAGTGTATTTAGTGGTGGTGCTCCTGTATTTGAAGAAATATATTTGGGCAAAACATTACTAACTGAAATTGAATTTATATCATCATTAAAGTCATCTCTCAATAGAATTTCATCCAAAATTGGAGATTTGTCTGCGGAATTGACAAAAGGGTGGGCTGATTTTACACAAAAAGTTAAAAACACAATTGTAAAAATTTTTGGTAATATTGAACAAAAATGTCAAGAAGACATGAATTATGCTAGAAATCAATATTCTACTATGTTTAATAGTTGGGATACTATTGAAAAAGAAATTGGTGTTTTATCTGAAGCAAGAGAAGCTGATGAAGTATTAGTAAAAATGACCGATTCTTTAAAGAAAAATGTTGCTATATTTATTCAACAAATCAATAGAATTCAACCAGATTCGTTATTTAGTGCCATAAACGAAAAAGTAAGATTAATTGATAATAAGAATCTGTTTATGGTTCAACTAACTGGTACTACACCTGAAGATGTAAAAGAAGTCAAGAATGCTTCTATTAAGGTTTATAATGATTACTTTAATCAGTCTACTAAAGGTGATGTTCCGATGAATAAAGGTGCATTTAGACCAATGAATATCTTTAATTCTAATATTGCAGCTATAAAGTTTTATGAAAAGTTTATTGAAAGATTCATGAATGTGGGCAATGAAGCTCAAATCAAGAAAGAATTTATTCAGTTTGCAAGTCAAATATCTGCTGAAGCAATCTTTGGTAACAATGATAGTTTACCGCTTGTAGTATTTAATGGTAAGACAATTAACAGAATGGGAACCAAGTCTGAATTTTCAAGTGGTAAAAAATTGATCGATGCAAGTGAAAATAAAAATTTTAGATTAAGTAAGTTTGAAGTAAGTAAAAATAAAGAAGGAACATATTTCGTTGTATATTTATATATTATATTCGATATACGAGAAGAAGAGGAAAATGGAAAGGTAGAAGTTAAACCATTTTATTCTGCAATTGAATTAAGAAATGAAAGAGGAAGTAAGTTTTCTTTCAAAACAGAAATTCATCGTTCCAATTTAAGTGAAGAGGATGTATTTTAATTATGAACATCAAACAAATATTTTTAGAAGCATTAGAAAAAGCAAGTACCGATATTTCAATTGAAAATGGTATATTTGATATTTCTAAACAAGAACATATTGAAGTATTAAGAGAATATTTGTTAAATTCAAATGTTGATTCAAATATCGTAAATCAATATTTGAATAAAATGCTTGAAGGTAAATATCCTGAAAGACAAGCATACAATACAAATGGTATTCTTGTAACTTTTCCAACTCCTGAATACAAACAAAAAGCTATTGCTCGTGGTACACACTTTGAAGAAAATCCAAGAAAAGGACAGGCAAATGTATTTACTGGAGATGAACAACCAGAACAACCAAGTGGACAACAAATTGAATTTGAACCACAACAAACCCAACCTGTTCAACAAGCAGAACCACAAAAATCAAAGAGTGATGATAGAACTCCCGAAGAAAAAGAACAAGATGCGGTAGCAATTGAGAAAGCATTGACTACTGAATATACTTTACAAGAAGCTTTAAAGTTTGGATTTTATAACAAAAGAAATAGTTGGTTTGATTCTTCTGGAAATTATGTCGGCAAATTGTGGAATGTTGACGGTAAACAACTAATAATAAATAAATGAAGAACAAACAACTATTGTGTACATTTACCAATTCCAAAGAATATAATGACATTATACAAGAAATAAAAAGTTTCTATAGTGTTATTAACGGTAAAATATTTTTATTGTGTAATGTCAACAATCCAAAAGAATTGTATGCAACATACAATGTAGAAATAAATGATGGTAACCAATTGAAATTTCGTAACACTATCAGTGTCCATAGAAAAAAAGAAACAAACACACTGTATACTCTCAATGCAATGAATAAGTTGATTGCTGAGGAAAACAATGGTGTTTTTGATAAAACATTTCAATTGGATTGGAATCTGTACAGAAATTCAATTATTTTAACGAGCGAAGTATCAGTGAAAATCGTCTCCGTCAAAATTTTTGATATAATAAGTTGAAATCTTTTTGGTCTTCATATATATTGATGACAACTTAATTGGTTGTCATTAAATAATTCGTGTGAGTTATCTAATTAACTAATTAACTAAATTAACTAATTAAAAATTATGGCATTAGACATATCAAAATTGAAGAGTCGTTTGAGCTCTCTAACAAACCAAGGCAACAAAACCAATCTCATTTGGAAACCAAAGCCTGGTAAACAAGTAGTTCGTATCGTTCCCTACAAGTATCAAACCGATAATCCTTTTATCGAACTAAAGTTCCACTACAATATCAATAACAAGACTTATCTATCTCCCGATAGTTTCAATCGTCCTGATCCAATCGTTGAATGGTCCAATCGTATGAAGAAGACCGGAAACAAGGAAGACTGGATTTTGGGTCGTAAGTTTGAACCAAAGATGCGTACCTATGCTCCTATCATCGTTCGTGGTGAGGAAAACGAAGGTGTTCGTTTCTGGGGATTTGGTAAGAATGTTTACCAAGAAATTCTAAGCATCATCAGTGATGTTGATTACGGTGATATTACTGATTTGGTCAATGGTCGTGACATTGTAGTAGAATTCCGTACCGCAGAAGATTCTGGTAAGTCATTCCCAGAAACTACTATTCGTGTCAAGCCAAATGCAAGTGTTGCAATTGATCCTTCTCAAAAGGATATCTTGGCACAACAGACTAACATCATGGATCTATTTCCTGAGTTTAGTTATGACGAACTAAAGGAAGTAATGAATGCCTGGTTGAATCCAGATGGTTCAATTCCTTCTGAAGGAACAGTCAACACAATTGTTGATGAGGAAACTCCTGCTCCTGCTCCAAAAGCAACTGCAACGAATAAATCACCAACAGCTACCGCAGCAAAATCAAATTCGGATGATGTAGCAGCCGCTTTTGATAATTTGTTTAACAGTTAAAATAAATTGTTTGTAGTGGGGTGGTAGTATATATTACTGCCACCCCTATTTTAGTTTTATATTATTATGAAAAAGAAAAACCAAGTTACACAAGAAACTCCTCAAAGAGATGAGTTAGTCGAATTACTCGCAAATGAGTTAAATAAAGCCAATAAAGATGGTGGCAAGATTGCATATTTCTTGGATGAACAAGAAAATCCTGCAGAAATTAGTGATTGGATTAGTACAGGTTCTTCTATTCTTGACTTAGCTATTAGCAATCGTCCTCATGGTGGATTGCCAGTTGGAAAGATGGTTGAATTCAATGGATTGGAAGGAACTGGTAAAAGTCTAGTATCTGCGCATGTTGTTGCTGATACACAGAAAAAAGGTGGTGTAGCAGTGGTTATTGACACTGAAAATGCTGCAGCTCCAGAATTCTGGAAAAGTCTTGGTGTAGATCTATCTAAACTTCTATATGTTCAATGTGAAACCGTTGAGGATATTTTTGAAAAGATGGAACATATGATTGGAATCGTTCGTAAGTCCAATAAAGATCGTATTCTTACAATCATTGTTGATTCTGTTGCTGCCGCTTCTACAAAGGCAGAACTGGAAAGCGATCACGGTAAGGATGGATTTGCTACTGGTAAATCTATTATTATTAGTAAAGCAATGCGTAAGATTACTAATATGATTGGTAAACAAAAAGTTCTTACTGTATTTACCAATCAATTGCGTCAGAATCTAAATGCTATGGCATTTGGTGATAAGTGGGTAGTGAGTGGCGGTAAGTCACTTGCTTATCATTGTAGTGTTCGTGTTCGTCTGAACAACACCGGTAAACTCAAGAAGGGTGAAGAAGTTATTGGTAATGAATGTAAAGCAGTTGTTATTAAGAACCGTATGGGACCACCACAGCGTCAGGCTGCTTTTGATATTTATTTTGATAGTGGAATTGCTGATTATGGCAGTTGGATCAAAGTATTGAAAGAAAACAACTTGGTAAAACAAGGTGGTGCTTATTATACTTATAAAAAGGATGATGGTAGTGAGTGGAAGTTCCAATCCAAGGACTTTGTAGAAACAATGAAGACGGATAAAGTTTTGAGTGAAGAAGTTTACTTGAAAATTTGTGACGCTGTAGTAATGAAATATAAAGATCCAAATAGTGTTATTGTTGACGACGCAGTTGTTGACAATGATGAAGATGCTGGTGTATCATCTGAGAATGAGTAATCTATCTGACAGTGAAAAAAAGAGGTTGTTTTCGTTATTCGATAATGTAAAACAAGAAGACAGAGTTGGAGGATTGAATAGATCCTCCGATTCTGAAGTATTAATTGTTGATTTCATGAACACTTTTATTAGAGCGTTCATGGCCTCCCCCTCCCTCAATTCCAATGGTAACCATACTGGTGGAATTGCAGGGTGCTTAAAAAGCATTGGTTATGCAGCAAAACTAATCAATCCTACAAAGATTGTGGTTGTTTCTGATGGCCAAGGGGGTTCACTGAAAAGACGGAAGATTTATCCAGAATACAAGAGCGGTAGAAAGACAAAAATTAGGCTCAACAGAGCTTATGATGATCTATCTGATCCAGATACAGAAGATAAAAACTTAAAGAAACAGTTGTTACGAACTGTACAATATCTAGATAAATTGCCTGTAACAACAATGGCAATTGATCATATTGAAGCTGATGACACAATTGCATATTTGGCAACAGAATATTTTAAAAATAGTAATGTTACCATTATGAGTGCGGATAAAGACTTCTTACAATTAGCTGGTGACAGAATTAAAATCTGGAGTCCAACTAAAAAGAAATTGTATGGTTGTGCAGAAATTTTATTGGAATATGGTATCAATTGTAAAAACTTCATCAATTATAGAATTATGGAAGGTGATACAAGTGATAACATTGACGGTATTTCTGGTGCAGGACTAAAAACAATTATTAAGTGTTTTCCTATCTTTACAGAAGATCATCAATATACATTGCAGGAGATATATAACTATAGTGATAGTAAGAAGGGCAAATTAAAGTTATATAACACTATATTAGACAACAAACATGTAATGCAGCGGAACTATGATTTGATGCAGTTACATGACACTCAAATACAATCTTTCAGCCAACTAAGAATTAATGAGATCATTGAAAAGCCAATTAACAAATTGGATAGATTTGGTTTTAGTAAATTGTTGGTTGAAGATTGTATGCAAAACAATTTTCCAAATTCACAAATATGGTTGAATGAAGTGTTTGGAAAAATTAATTCAATGGTTCTATAAAAGAACTTTTCAACTGGGGGGTTGTAGTGTAGTCTATTGAAAGTTAATAAATTATGAGTGAGAAATATATCGTAGATAATCTAAAGAAATTCGGATCTGAATTCCAAATCAAATGTATTAGTGGTTTGGTATCAGATAAAACATTCATTGAACGTATCAGTGATATCTTGGAACCAGATAGTTTCGAGACGGATGCACATAAATTTATTGTTAAAGAAACAATCAGTTACTTCCTTCAATACAAGGATCTTCCAACCTTGGCAGTCTTTAAGGTTAAAGTTGATAGTATTGAAAATGATTTGTTGAAACAATCAGTTGTAGAACAATTACGTTTGGTTTATCAAAAGATCAGTGATACTGATTTGAAGTATATCAAAGAACAGTTTCTTGAATTCTGTAAGAATCAGAAGATTAAGAATGCTATTATGGAGAGCGTTGACCATTTGAAGAGTGGTCAGTATGACAAAATCAAGCATGTAGTTGATCTTGCCATGAAAGCTGGTATGGAACGTAATATTGGTCATGAATACATGGTTGATATTGAAAAACGTATGAGCATGATGGCACGTAAGACTGTCAAGACCAATTGGACAGAAGTAGATAATATCATGGATGGTGGTCTTGCTGGTGGTGAACTTGGAATTATTACTGCTTGTGCTGGTAGTGGTAAGAGTTGGGTTCTTGCCAAGATGGGTGCAGAGGCAATGCGTCAAGGTAAGAATGTATTACATTATACTTTGGAATTGAATGAAAACTATGTTGGTCTACGTTATGACGCTTGTTTTACTGGAATTGATTTCCAAAACATCCGTAACAACATTGACATTGTTAAGAAGAAGATTGCAGAAGTGCCTGGTAAATTGATCATTAAGTACTTTCCAATCAAGACCGTATCTGCTCATAGTTTGAAACTACATGCTGAACGTATTCAGACTCTTGGTACCAAGGTAGATATGATTATTGTTGACTATGCTGACATTCTACGTCCTTCTCAGAGTGAACGTAATAGTAACAGTTATAGTGAAGCCGGTGGTATTTATGAAGAGCTACGTGGTGTAGCTGGTGAATTACAAGTTCCTATTTGGAGTGCTTCACAAAGTAACCGTGCTGCTATGGATGAAGATATCATTCAGGCAAATAACATTTCAGATAGTTATAGAAAGATTATGACCGCTGACTTTGTTATGTCACTAAGCCGTAAGATGTCAGACAAACAAGCTAATACTGCACGTTTCCACGTAATTAAGAATCGGTTTGGACCTGATGGTATTACATTCCCATCCAGAATGAATGCTGGTTGTGGTGATATTCAGATCTTTGCTGAGAATAGCCGTGAAGGTATTGGCATCATCAATGAAATGAACCAAGAAGAAAACTTGGTCAAGAAGATGATGAGCAACAAGTGGAACGCTCATCAAGACAGTGATGAATAAACTTATATATTAAGTTAAACCAAAAAACATCAAAATTTAATTTCAAAAATCTTTGTTTTGAAGTTAATTTTTTGTATTAAACAAATAATTATTTTTTACCTATATGAATAAAGAGATTTACATTAAAAAACGTAACGGAAAGTTGGAAAGTTTTAACGCAGACAAAATTAATAAAGTTCTACAATGGGCTACTGAGGATATTAAAGGTGTTAGTTTTGAAGAAGTTGCAATGAATGCACATCTATCATTTTTTGATAAGATGTCTTCTGGTGATATCCATACAATGTTGATTGAAGCGGCTTCTAATTTGATTAGTGAAGAAAAGCCTAATTATCAATATGTTGCATCAAGACTATTGAACTATAGGTTGAGAAAGAATGTTTGGGGTGGAAAAAATCCTCCTAAACTATATGATCTAGTAAAAACTAATATTGACGCATTGGTTTATGATGATGATATTCTAGAATGGTATAACAAACAAGAGTTTGATAAGTTGGATGAATATCTAAAACATGATCGTGACTTTGGTTTCACATATGCTGGTATCAAACAGTTGTGTGATAAATACTTGGTTCAAAATAGATCAACCAAACAGATCTATGAAACACCACAATTTGCATATATGCTTATTGCAATGACTTTCTTTAAAGACTATAAAGAAAACCGTCTTGAATATGTAAAGAAAGCTTACAACTACTTTAGTAAACATAAGATTAATCTACCAACACCAATTATGGCTGGTGTAAGAACTCCAATGAAGAGTTATGCTAGTTGTTCACTATTTACTGTAGATGATGATCTACGTAGTATCTTCAGTAACAACAGTGCAGTTGGATTTGCTACAGCTAGTCGTTATGGTATTGGATTGAATCTATCCAGACTACGTGCTACAAATGCTCCTATTCGTAACGGTGAAGTAATGCATACTGGTCCAATTCCTTTTGCTAAAGCATTTGAAGCCACTGTAAAAAGTTGTCACCAAAACGGAATTAGAGGGGGTAGTGCCACCGTCAATTTTGCATGGTTCCACTATGACATTCTAGATATTCTTGTATTGAAGAACAATCAAGGTACTGATGATAACCGTGTTCGTAAGCTGGACTATTGTATTGGATTAGATAAACTAATCTTTGAACGGTTCTTGAAGAATCAAGATGTAACACTATTCAGTTACCATGAATGTCCTTCACTATGGAATACATTTGGTATGGAAGGATTCAGAGAGAAATATGAAAAGGCTGAAGCTAACAAGAACATCAAGTTCAAGAAGAAAGTACCTGCCCGTGAATTGATGGGACTATTGGCTAAAGAACGTCTTGAAACTGGACGTATTTATACAATGTTCGTTGATCATGCTAATGAACATGGTAGTTGGTTGGATCAAGTAGATACCAGTAATCTATGCCTTGAAGTTAATCATCCACTAATTCCAATCACTGATGTCAATGATAAAAACGGAGAAATTGGTGTTTGTATCTTGGCTGCTTTGAATTGGTTGGAAATCAAAGATGATGAAGAAATGGAAAGTGTCTGTGATATTATTGTCAGAATGTTGGATGCTTTGATTGAACATCAAGATTATTTTGTACCAGCCGCAGAAAACTTTGCTAAGAAACGCCGTAGTCTTGGTGTAGGTGTAAGTAACTTGGCTGCTCTATTGGCTAAAGAAGGTTTGAAGTATTGGGATAAGGATGCTCCTAACTTTGTTGCTAGATGGATGGAAAAGACCAGCTATTATTTGATCAAGGCTAGTGTTGAAATGGCAAAAGAAGTTGGTAAGTGTGAGAAGTTTGACAGAACAAAGTTTAGTCAGGGAGTATTACCAATTGATACTTATAAGAGAGACGTAGATGAATTCATCACAGAACCACTACATATGGATTGGGAAACTCTACGTGAAGACATTAAGAAACATGGTATGAGACATTCTACATTAACTGCATGTATGCCTGTAGAGTCTAGTAGTGTAATTCAAAGTAGCACCAATGGTATTGAACCACCACGTAGTGCTATTAGTTTTAAGGGAAGCAAGAGTAACATTTTGCCAGTAGTAATTCCAAATATTGACAAGTACAAGGAAAATTATACCTTTGCTTTTGATATGCCAAGTAATGAAGGTTACTTGAAGGTTGCTGCTGCTATTCAAAAATTTACTGATATGAGTATTAGTACAAATACTTATTATATTCCATCCCGTTATGAAAAGAATAAAGTTCCTGTTCAAGAAGTAATTAAGGACATGTTATTGGCTTACAAGTATGGTCTAAAGAATCTGTATTATGCTAATACTGATGACGGTGATAAACAAACCGCCATGGATGAAAAGAAGACGGAAATAAAACAACCAGTAGT